ACCGGTTTTTTTAGTCCCGTGCCACTGTATCGCTGTAGGACCACTGGCAGCATAGCAGCCGCCTTCACCGGTCCCCACTTTTTTCGCGCCGGTGCCATGGGCCACAAAAACCACCACGTCGCGCCGCTCAGGCCTCGCGCATAACGGGGAGCCGTTTCCACACTGTGCACAAGTGAAATTGTCGGCCAGCTCGGCGGGGCATCGATAGAACTTCACCCCTTCCACCACTTTCGGCCAGCTCTCCGCGGTATCAGTTGGGGCAGCTAGAACGGCGGGCCTTCCAAGCTTGACGGCAGCGACAGCCTCGGCCACCGTGTCGCAGCTTGCATTTATTACGGTTTGGCCGCGCTTCGCAATTGGCAGCAGCCACGCCGCAAAGTGGGAATAAGTCCACGCAATACCACGGCGCGGGACCGCGTCCAATAATGCGGCCATATATTCGGTGTCGATTTGATCCGAGCCGGTTTCGGCCTTCGGGTGCAGTGCGCAAGATTTCGGGCACGTGCTATAGGTCTGGTGTTCGCCGCTTCGATAAGTTACAGCAATTGGGCCGGTTTTACGGTTAGCGGTGACGGGGACGGTTTTTAACATTTTCTCTATTCCTTCTAAGTTGGTAACGCAATGCTACGCCATAACGGGTTCAAGGTCTAATCGTATTTTTAAATCGATTAGCTTGGCCGATAGCTTGGCTTTATCAATCGGCAGCACAATAAAAACCCCGTCGAAATAGTTGCAGCCCCACGCGATCGCGTCGCGCTTAAGCTTGAAAACCTTCGCGGGACCGGCGCGCCTTTGATAAGCACAATAAACGTTTTTGGCCATTATTTATTCTCCCGTGCATAAGATATAGCAGCATGCCACATGTTGTGCGCGTCAGCGATTGACGAATACGCGCCAGAGCCGTATTTGTCATTGAATTCGTCGCCGTCTTCTATTAAAAACCAATCTTTAACCGCCTCGGCCGGATAATCGCTCACCCCTAAGCCATACGCCTCAATAAATGCATGTTGTTCAGGCGTCAATTGAACGGGGATTTCCGTGGCGTCAATGACAGCCCAGCTGCCGTCCCCCACTTTTTTAAACAGGCTGCCGTCCATTTCCTTCGCAAGCATCCATGCCTGATTCGCATCTGCAGCAAGCACTTCGGCCTCGTAATGCGTGATATCTGACGCAGTGATTTTAAATTTCTTCATTTAGCTATCCTTTCTAAGTTGAAACAATTCACATCCAAAGCACACATAATCATTGTGCACGTCGCACGTGCTGCAAGTTGGATCGGGGATTAAATCGAGCCCTTTCGCAAAGTGCTCTTCTACTTTTTGGCGATGATGTGCAAGCCATTCATCACAAGACATGCTGTCGGTATCCATTACTCTATCCTTTCTGTTGTGAGGCCCCCAGTGTACACTTTGCGTACACCATGTCTAATGAATTATTTCTATCGGGTTTCCATTTCCGATAGTATTTTGTAAAGGTCTTCCCAATTCATGCCACGGGAGGGCCAGCTTCCAAGTGGCGGCAGCCGCAGCCCTACGCCAGCGAGGTCGATCGCATCGCGCCCGCGATACAAATAAATCATTGCTGGTTTTAAAACAGTCCCGCCGGACTGCAGCACCAAGATAAAACAGGGGCGTCCCTTTCCGGACTGCCTTTCCATAAACGCAATTTGATGTGGCCGCAGCCCCACCTTCAGGCCCCGCTGCACAACCTTGAGCTCCATCATCACAAAGCGCTCACCCACACCTAGCAGCATGTCAGGAATTCCAAGGTTTACGCGGTTTTCGATTCTCTCGATATCCACGCCAAACTTGGTTAGGCCCTCTCGCACGCGAGTCGCAAATGCTGCTTCAGGTTTCATCTTCGTCCATATCGGGATGTTGTTCAAAGATATCGAGGGGAGGCTGCTCCACCCCAGCGTCAAATACGGGGTCTTTTTCTCGTTCAAGGCTTTCAATCACTTTCCCGCTGTCGGCATCGATCAGCGCAGTCGGAGGGGGTCCCCCATACAAGCGCTTGAGCTCGTCCAATTTCTTCTGGACTTCTTCTTTGCTCATGCTGTCGATCGTGCCAGTGCGAATTTCTTTGCGGTCCACGTAGATGCTGCCCAATGCTTGGCCACGGCGATACTCTGCTTGGACTGCAGCAGCAAAAGCTCCCGCCTCCAAGGCCTTATCGCGAATGATCTGCAAATCACGCATGTGCCGCTCATAAGACGTGTTGTATTTGGAATTGAGCTCCCCACGGTATGCCTGTATTCCAGCCACCACGTGTGGGTTGATTTCAGGGTTTGTCAGCTTCCACGCCATCACAGAGGCGGAGCTAGGTTTATATCCCGCTCTTATCGCGGCTTCTTTCATTGTCACTCGGCCGTCCCCACTGACAAGCTCGGTCACAAACTTCCATTCCTTGGCATTCATAGTCCGGCGCTGCTTGCGCAACGGGGCTACCTCAGTAGACATGCGTTTGCGCGCTTTGTCAGGCGCGACAGGCGGCACGTTCCACACATCTTTTTTGGTCATCAGCGAATCCTCCACAGACGCCAACCATTATCCACCTTGCGCAGCGAAAACACCCACTCCCCTCGGTGTGCTCGAGCAAAGCGCAGTGACGCTACCCGAGCGCTCTCCGCTGTCTTCTTTTCCTTAAACAGGATGCTATCGCCCACCCCCATATCAGTGAACGGGTATTTGGTTCTGCTATCAGGAACGTCAATTCCTGTATCAACTTTGTACATCTCCGTAACTCCGGTAAAACTCATGTACCAGAGTGTAACAGGCAGTGATTCCGGTACGCAATACCCAAGCAGCATCAAAAACATATCCAAGGGCCCCTATAGACTTTTTGGTGCTAAAAAGAGTTTTTATTTTTTCAAAAAGCATCTCGCGGAACCCCCCAGAGAAATTACACTAAAAGTGTCTCCGTAAGGTAGTGTAATGCCCTGTACACCGCATAAATGCTCGTTTATTACGGCATTACGTCTATTACGTCTATTTTCACAAATAAAAAAATAAAAACATACTCGTCCTAAAAAAGTCTATATATACCTACAAAAACATCTAACAAACCCTGTTCCTTATGCCGTTTTCCATATATAGCCCCCAACCACCTAGGGAAACTACCTATAGATTTGTACAGCAGCGAACTAAAAAAGTGTTGACAAGTACAGAGCAGTATCGTAAAGTACACCCTGTAATTCAACTAACAACAGAAAGGATAGAGTATGAATGACACCCCTGAAGCGTTTTTAAATGAGGCCGTGGTCCGTGGTCAAAGTCTCATGACCCATCTAAACACCACCCACGCAGACCCCTTTGAAGCTCTGGCCACGTGTATCCTGACCATTGCTGCCTTAGCCAAGGGCATTGACATGCCTCTGGCTGACCTTGTAGAGGGCGTAGAGGCTGCTTATGGTGATATGCAAGTCAGTGATGCTGACACTCTCCAATAATTTTTTTGAAAGGACTGTTATGAGTAATATCCCTGCCCACCCTGATTTAGCGCAATACAGCTTTGTCTGTGACGAGCTCAACGGTATGACGTTGGAGTGTTTCTTTGAGTATGAGGAGGAGGAGATTGGTTCGATTGAGCCGATGTCTGGTTTAAAGTTGGAGCCCGACTATCCGGAACTGTGGAACTTGTTGCATGTGTATTTGCCTGATGGCCTTGACATTGGCGGTATCTTGCATGAGTCTATTCTTGCGGACATTCAGGACCAAGCGGTGACCCAATTTATGTTAGAGGCTGCAGAGGCCTATGCGGAGAGCAAATTACCATGAACGATATACCAGCATTTCCAAGACCGTTTAGTGAAGACACTTACCTTGAAGGTGTAGATTACGTAGCACAAGACGGCATGACATTGCGCGATTACTTTGCAGCGAAAGCTTTGGAGGGCATGTGTGCAGGCCAGCAGACCCAATTGTTTGCTAACCAGATTCACCTTGCCAAAGGCGCATATTTACTGGCAGACGCAATGATGAAAGCGAGAGAAGCATGACCCAACCAACTAAAGAAGAGCTGCGCAGACTGCAGCAAGCGTCCACTGTTGTGGCGTCGGCCATGACTGTGGCTATGTTTGACACGAAGGAGGATAAGCGCTCCTGTGCGATTGGTGCCTTGCGTGCTGCTGCCGGAGTCGCTCGGGCCTCGGAACTTAGTCTGCACAACGCAATCCATCTGTTTATGACCTATTACAAGGATGCTGAGAAGCATTTTGAGGAGAAAAAACCATGACCAAGGCGGAACTACATGATTTCTACATGACGGACGATACCGAGTATTGCTGTTATTGCTCCGAGAGCCGTGGTTCTCGGTTGAGCTGCTGCCAAGAGAACCATTTCCAAACCTATGCGGAGATGGGTAAGGAAGACAAGGCGGATTTTTTAGATGCAGAGGGGTATGACGAATGACATGGCGTGACATCTTGATCAATTTCCTGAGGGACCTCTTGCGGGCTCGGACTCGGCGTGAGATCTTATTGAAAGAACTAAAGGAAGCGTATTTATCCAAGTTGAATGCGGAGACAGCGCTGGAATACGCGGAGAGTGTTTTGCAATATAACGAGGCCCGTATTGCGCGGATCAATAAACGTTTAGCTGATTTAGGAGAAGGCGAATGACATCACAAATTAATGGCGCGTTGCCCGTGAGCATGGAAGAGGACACGCAAGACCTGTTTATCTTCACCATGGAGCGGGAAGGTTGCTACATCGAGGCCCGTGTTCCGTTGTCCGTGCTCCCTGACGAGTTGGACATGAAGGAGTACATGCAAAACACGGCAGTGGACATGTATGCACGTTTGCGGTTTATGTTGAAGAAGCAAGCTGGTGAAGGCAAACACTGATGGACGAGGACACCAAGATTGCGTTAAAAGCTTGGAGGGAGCTGGTCATTGAGAACCAGCGTTTAAAGGACGAACTAGTAAAGGAGATAGTCCATGGAAGCGGTACACAACATAGCCATGATCTCGGGGCTGCTGGGTCTTGGTTTCTTCTTAGTAATTGGCATAGCAATATTACTTATGGTGATATGGGCAGCGGGGGAGGATAGGTGAAACGTCCTGTTTGGAAGGAATGGACCCTACAGATGTGGGTATTGGAAGCCCCTGATGGGGAGGTGATAGATGAGATACAAAAGTCTTTGGACGGCATCTATTTTTTAAAAAGTAACAGCAAGCGCTATACGTCGCTGCAAGCGGCGCAGAAGGCTAGATTGGAGAGAGAAGA